GGAGCTACGCAAGCCATAACAGCATTAAAGAATGTAAATACTCAGGCACAAAAATTTAATCAAACTGTTAACGGAACAAACAGCAAACTAAAAGACGCAAATAGAGCCTTACCCATACTTGGAAAGTCATTTTTTGGTGCTGGGGCTGGTGCTAAAGGGGCGGCTGTAGGTTTTAGAGCTGCTGGGGCTGCATTGATGACAACTTTAGGGCCACTTACTGCTGGACTTACGGCAGTGGCTTTTCTAACAAAAGCATTTCAAAACTTAGCGGCTGCTGATTTTGCAAGCACAAAAGTCAAAACTCTTGGAGTTGATGTTGATGCTTTAAAACCAAAACTTTCAACTTTATCTAATGAGCTTAGTGGACAAGCATCACAACTTGATTTGTTATCAGCATCTTATGATGTGGCATCTGCTGGCTTTGGTGAGGTTTCAGAGCTAACAGATGTATTAAAGGCATCACAGTTAGGTGCAACAGGTGGTTTTTCTGAATTAGCTACTGTTGCTGATGCTACTACCTCTGTTCTTAATGCTTATGGTAAGAGTTCTGATGAAGCGGCTGCACTCATAGACGGATTCATACAAACCCAGAATGATGGTAAAATTGTTGTTGATCAATATGCACAGCAAATAGGTCGTTTAGCTCCTATAGCGGCTGGTGCTGGTGTTGGGATAGAAGAACTTAATGCTGCAATATCTACTGTCACTGCAACTGGTGTTCCTGTTGAATCAACCTTTGCTGGACTACGACAAGTTATTGCTGCGATACAAAAGCCGACCAGTGAAGCATCAAAAGCGGCTGAAAAGCTTGGAATAGACTTTAGTGCTACAGCACTTAAAACAAAAGGTTTAGGAGGAGTTTTAGAGGAGCTAGTAGCAAAAGGTGGAGCTAGTGAAGAGACTCTTGCACAGTTCTTTGGATCTGTTGAAGCAAGAACAGCAATACTACCTTTGTTAAATGATCAGTTAGTGTCTTTCAATCAAAATTTAGCAAATCAAGCAAACGCACAAGGAGTTGCCGCCAAAGCTGCATTTGAAGCACAAAACACAATACAAGGCCAATTGCAAAGACTAGGGGCTGCATTTACAAACCTAACAACAGAAGGTTCTGAGTTTGGTATTGCGATAAGAGAAGTTTTAAAAATTACTGCTGTAACTGTTGAAGCTTTAAAAAGTGCTTTTGAAATCACTATTCTTGCACCGATACGTTTGATTGTAGGATTTGTTAAACAGCTAGGCACTGTTATTGGTCAGGCTTTAGGCATAGAAGCAACTAATGTTTTATTTAATTTAGAACAGGGGTGGATAGGTATAAAAGAGGCAATCACAGAATCAGTAGGTAGGGCAGAGTTTATTGGCAAAGTTATCGGTCAAGTTATTGCAGTAAGTATTAGAAATGTAATTAAATTACAAAAGAGTATAATAAATGGTTTTATTACAGCAACAAAGCCAGTAGTAAATTTTTTTAGAGGTGTTGGACAATTAGTTTCTGGGACTGCACAAAGAATAGTTAATTTTTATGCCGCAGCGTTTAGAAAAGTTGTTCAACTTATACCAGAACCACTAAGAAAATTACTTGGAGGTATTGAGTTACCAAAAATAAATTTAGACATAGCAATACCAAAATTTCCAAATCCATTTAAAGGTTTGAAAGAAAAACTAGGAGAGTTGAAAGAAGGAACTATTGAATTTTTTGAACTTGAAGAACTAATAACAGCAGAAAACAATAAACAATTAGATGCAAAGAATAAAATAGTGGCAACTAATGGAAAGATTAAAACAAGTGTTGAGACATTGACAGAGGCAGAAAAAAAAGCAAAAGAAGAGGCAGAAAAACTACAAGAAACATTTGAAGAAATTGGTGCATCTGTAAGAAATGATTTAGTAAATAATCTTACAGACGCTATCACTGAAGGAAAATCTTTTGGTGATGCCATGAAAAATGTTTTAAATAATCTCAAAAAACGATTAGTAAATCTTGCTATAGATAAGGCTATAAGTGGAATTGGTAACTCTTTAAGTGGTGGTAAAGGTTTTGGAGGTTTCTTAGGTGGATTGTTTGGTAAAAGAGAAAGAGGTGGCCCAGTATCTGCTGGTGGTGCTTTTCTCGTAGGTGAGCGAGGTCCTGAGATTTTGCAAATGGGTTCAAAGGGTGGCAATATTATTCCAAACAGTGCTATTGGTAAGGGTGGCGGCACAACTACCAATTTAGTGACTGTGAACGTAGATGCCTCTGGTTCCTCAGTGTCGGGGAATACTGCTGACGCAAACCAACTTGGACAGGTAATTGGTCAAGCAGTACAGGCTCAACTTATCAAAGAAAAACGTGCTGGAGGTTTATTAACTAGATAAATGGCAACTTTTCCAAATATCTCTCCGACCTACGGAATGAGAAAAACAAGCGCACCAAGAATAAGGACTACTTCTTTTGGTGATGGGTATGAGTTTAGGGCTTTGTTTGGTTTGCCTTTGACTCAAGATCCTAAAGTATATGATCTTACTTTTAATGTCTCAGAAACGGAAGCTGACGTTATAGAAGGGTTTTTGCGTAGTCGTGTTAACGATCAGGCAAGCTTTACATTTACCCCACCAGAAGAGGGAAGCTCTCAGACGGGGACTTATTCACAATCTAGTAGCACAACTGTAACCATAACGATTACAAATCATGGTCTTGCTATTGGTGATGTAGTTACTATTGACTACACCTCAGGGTCTGCAACTGACGGAGATTTTGTGATTGCTACAACTCCCACAGTAGATACCTTTACTGTCACAGCAGCTTCATCTGGTACAAATAGCGGTAATGTCACAGTTACTTTATCTGGTGCTGGTCAATATGTTTGTCAATCTTGGACAAAAACAATTCCATACAACAACAGAGCAACTTTAAATTGTACCTTTAGAGAAGTTTTCGAACCATAATGGCAATACCTACAGCAGAACTGCAATCTCTTTCAAATAAATCAATAATTGAACTATATTCAATTACTTTAGTTACTGCTTTGCATGGATCAACTGATGTCACTAGGTTTCATTCTGGTGTTGGTATGAATAGCAATGCAAATATTATCTGGCAAGGAAATACATATACAAAATTTCCAGTTATAGCAGAGGGTTTTGAGTATGTAGGCAGAGGTACTTTACCAAGACCAACTCTAACAGTTTCTAATGTTTTAGGAACTATAACAGCATTGATGGCAACTGCAAATGCAACAACACCTTTTAACGATTTACAGGGAGCCAAACTAATTCGTCACAGGACAATGGCTCAGTTTTTAGACGCTGCAAACTTTCCATCAAACCAAAATCCATTCGGAACTCCATCAAGCACAACAGAATTACCGCAAGAAATTTATTTTATTGATAAAAAAGTTGTAGAAAATAGGGAAGTTGTACAATTTGAATGTGTTTCTGCACTTGATTTAGAGAATATTCGTGCGCCAAAACGTCAAGTTACAAGAAAAGATTTCCCTTCAGTTGGTACTTTTACATGACTTGGAAAGATAAAGCTGCTGAATATGCTGTTGAGTGCCTTCCAAAAGAGTCTTGTGGTTTACTAGCAATTATTAAAGGTAAAGAAACTTTCTGGCCTTGTGAGAATCTATCAGAAGCACCTGACGAATATTTTGTGATGTGTCCTGACTCATGGGCTGAGTGTGAGGATCAAGGAGAGCTTGTTGGTATAATTCATTCTCATACTTATGGTTCTGCTTTACCATCTGATGCCGACAAAGCATCTTGTGAGCATTTGGGTTTGCCTTTTTATATTTACAGCATAGAACACAAAGACTGGTATAGTTTTAAACCCAGTGGATATAAGTCTGGACTTTTTGGGAGGACTTGGATCTGGGGAAAGCATGATTGCTGGAGTTTAATAACGGACTATTTTTTAGAAAAAAAACAAATAAAATTAAAATTTTGGCCTAGACCTAAAAGCTTAAAAGCCTTTGCAAATGATCCATATTTTGAGAAAGTGTTAACTGGTTCTGGATTTAAGGAAGTTAGTAAAGATCATATACAAGAAAATGATGTTTTACTGATGGAAGGGGCAGAAGAAAAACTAAATCATGTTGCTTTATATATTGGCAATCAAACTATTTTTCATCACAACATAAAACAGTTGAGTTGCAGAGAGATATATGATTTAAAATATATACAAGCTACAAAAAAAGTTTTTAGATATGCAGCTTAGAAAACTTACAGTTTATGGAAGGCTTAGACAGTTTTTAGGTCAATCACATTTTGAAGTTGCTGTTAATAATCCCAGACAGGCTTTTGCTTTTTTAATAGCAAACTTTCCAGAAGTAGAAAACCACATGACAAATCAGTTATATAAAATAAAAATGGGAGATTTAGAAATAACAGATGATTTGTTAGAAGTGAGAGGTGATGGAGATATAAAAATAATTCCAATTGCTGTTGGTGCAAAAGGTGTTGCTGTTGGAGCTTTATTAGGAGGTGTTGGATCAGGTGCTATTTTAGGTGGTGTTACTGCTGGATTTTTCTCAACGGCTGTCGGTGGAATTGTTGCAAGTGGACTAACTGCTGTTGGTACTTCAATGCTCATAGATGGTGTTACAAGTATCATTGCACCAACTCCAAAAGTGCCTAATTTTAATGCTGCTGACTCTTTGTCTGATAATGACCCAAATGTACAGGCCAACTTTGGTTTTAATTCAATCACAAATACAACAAGGGCTGGTGTTCCAGTGCCAATAATTTATGGTCAAGTTTTTACTGGATCAATTGTGATCAGTTCTGGAATTGATACAGTTCAAGTGAAGGGTACTGCTTAAAGATGTTTGGATCAGGACTTATTAGAGCTGTTATTGAAGCAAATGCTGGTGTTTTTGGTATAACAAACCCAAATCTACCAAAAGACTCTCTTGCGTCTAAGCAATTTCAAACGCTGATTGATCTCATTTCTGAAGGAATTATCTCAGGATTTCCGTCTGCTACTGGATCTCAAGGAACCACTGAATATGATATTTCTGCACTCAAAGATGTCTTCCTTAATGGGACTCAAGTGTTACAACAAGCGGCTGGTACAAGTCCAGACGATACGGATTTTAATTTCCAGAATGTAACTTTTGAGCCTAGATTTGGCACATCAAACCAAACTGCGATTGCTGGTATTTCTGCTAGTGAATCAGAGAATGCTGTAGGAGTAACAGTTACAAAAGATACTCCTGTTTCAAGATCAATAACAGATACAAATATTGATGCTGTTAGGGTTACTGTTGCTTTCCCTCAACTGCAAAAATTTGAGGATAATGGAGATATTAATGGGGCTGAAGTAGCTCTTACAATTCAGACTATTGAAAATGATGGCACTACACAAACAGTTATCACAGATACGGTAAAAGGTAGAGCAGCAAGCACATATTTTAGAGATTATCTAATAGATTTACCCTCTGGCACTAGCTTTCCTGTAACTATTAGAGTAAATAGAACAACTGATGACAGCACAGATTCTTTTTTAAATGACTCTTTTCAGTGGTCATCTTTTACCGAAATTATAAACGAGTCAAGACCTTATGCTAACTCTGCTCACGTTGCTATACGTTTTGACGCTGAGACTTTCCCTTCCGTCCCTTCCCGAATGTATAGGGTCAGAGGAACCCTTATCAAAATTCCTCATAATGGTACTGTTAGGGCTGATGGTTCAATATCCTACTCTGGTACTTTTAACGGGACTTTTAAATCTGACAAAGAATATTCAAACGACCCAGCGTGGGTACTTTATGACTTATTAACAACTTCTAAAGGTTTTGGAGATCATATAGACACTTCTCAATTAGATGTATTTAGTTTTTATTCAGCTTCCGTTTACTGTTCAGAGCAAGTAGATGACATGACAGGAACTGGTAACACTGAGGCAAGGTTTTCAACAAACGTGGTTTTGAATACCCAGCGTGACGCATATTCATTGATCAATGATCTTTCATCTGTAATGAGAGTGATGCCTTTTTATAGTGCTGGAGTAATAAATATATCTCAAGATCGACCCACTGATCCAAGTTATATTTACAATCTTAGCAATGTAACGTCAGAGGGTTTTTCATATTCAAACGCTAGTAAATCAACAAAGGCAACTGTTGTTAATGTTGGATATTTTGACAACGAAACTCAATCTATAGATTATGAAACTGTCGAAGATACAGCATTACAAGCTAAATATGGAATTGTTGTCCGTAATTTAAAAGGATTTGCTACGACTTCCAGAGGTCAAGCTGCAAGACTCGGAAAATGGTTTTTATACACACAATCCAATGAGGCTGAAATCTGTTCTTTTAAAACATCTATAGAGTCAGGAACAATAGTAAGAGTTGGAACAATAATATCTGTTCAAGACCCTATGAGAGCAGGGGTTAGAAGAGGTGGAAGGATAAAAACAGGTGTATCAACAACTCAAATAGTAGTAGATGATTCAGATAATACTGATTTAGTAACCTCAGATTCAGCAACCTTATCTGTCATATTGTCAGACGGCACTCTTGAAACAAAAACAATTAGTTCAGTCTCTGGAACGACAGTTACTGTTTCCTCAGCATTTTCATCTGTTCCTCAAGCAAACTCAGTTTGGGTTATTGAAAATACATCTTTGTCCTTACAAACTTTTAGGGTCTTTTCAGTCAAAGAAGTAAATCAACTTGAGTATGAAATACAAGCTGTTGCTCATAATTCATCAAAATATTCTTTTGTTGAAGATGGTTCTACCTTACAAACAAAAACATTTACAACATTAACAGCACTAAAACCACCGCCAACTGGTTTATCAGCTACAGAACAAATTGTTGCTTTAAATAATCGTGCTGTTTCAAAATTATTTATTCAATGGCAACCTGTATCTGGTGTTACTGAATATATGATTCAATACAGATTTAAAAACGAAAATTTTATTTCAGAAAGAGTATCAAGGCCAGATTTTACAATTTTTGAAACTTTGTTAGGTTCTTATGAGATAAGGGTTTTTAGTTACAACGCTTTGGGAAAACCTAGCACTCAGCCATCAACTATCACTGCTATAACTGAGGGTAAAACAGCACTACCAGCAGATGTTCAAAATGTACGCATAGAACCATTATCAGACCAGTTTGTAAGACTACGTTTTGACCAAGCAACAGATGTTGACGTTTTGCATGGTGGAAACGTGGTAATTCGTAGTTCTAACCTTACTACTGGATCAACTTTTACTAATTCTGTTGACGTTTTACCAGCACTTTCTGGAAACGTCAGTGAGTCGATTGTTCCAAATATTGTAAATGGCACATATCACTTAAAATTCAAAGACGATGGGAACCGCTTGAGTGCTGGTGATGCCTCTGTCACTATGATACAAACAGTACCAAATACACTGCCAAAACTTACAGTTTTAGAAGATAGAGAAGATACAGATTCACCACCCTTTGCTGGTACAAAAGTAGATTGTTTTTTCTCAGATGATGTTAATGGTCTTGTTCTTGGTTCGCTTGTAACTCTTGATGATGAACCAGACTTCGATAGTATTGCAGATTTTGATTTTCTTGGTGCTGTAGATATAACAGGTGGATCTTATGAGTTTGCTAATACTTTAGATTTAGGAGGCAAACAGCCTTTAAGATTACGCAGACATTTTGTTACACAGGGTTTTTATCCTAATGATCTTATTGACAAAAGATCAGGTAATATTGATACTTGGACTGATTTTGATGCTGCCACCGCATTCAATGTCGGTGCATCTTTGTTAGTAGCTACAACTGACCTTGATCCTGATTTATCAGTTTCAGCAACTTACGGACAGAGTGCTAACACGATTACTATAACTAAGACCTCGCATGGGTATTCTGTTGGAGATTTTGTTGTTATAGATTTTACTGCTGGCAGTGCAACAGATGGTAATTATGAAATTGTGTCTGTTCCTAGTTCTTCAACATTCACAGTGACTTCTGCTACAAGCGCAACAATATCTGCTGGTACTTCTTGTACATATGGAGCAAATTTTTCAAGATTTAATCCTTTTGTTAATGGGGTTTATGTTGCTAGAGGTTTTAAGTTTAGATGTGAAATGGATTCAGATGACCCAGCACAATCTATTGAAATAGATCAACTTGGATATACAGCAGAATTAGAAAGCAGAACAGAAACAAGTCTTGGCAATGCAGGGGCTACAAATGGTTTGATTGCCTCTGGTACATCTACAAAATCAGTGACTTTCACTAATAGTTTCTTTACAGGTCAATCTGGAACTAGCATTGCAGCAAATTCTGTTTTACCATCAATAGGAATAACTATTGAAAATGCTCAATCAGGTGATTTCTTCACCCTGTCAAATATCAGTTCGAGTGGATTTGATATAGATGTAAAGAACGGATCAAGTCATGTAAATAGAAATTTCAAATATGCTGCCACAGGATTTGGGCGTGGTAGTTAATTTTAAAGTAGGATATACTTAGATAAAAAAATTAGGTTAGACAATGGCTCAACATGATTACGTTATAGATAACTCCACTGGAGCCAACGTGAGAGCAGACATAAATAATGCGTTGTTAGCAATATCTTCAAATAACTCTGGATCTTCCGCACCATCTACAACTTACGCACTTCAAACTTTTGCAAATACAACAGATTCAATGTTGCAGCTTAGAAACGCTGCTAATAACGCTTTTGTAAATTTGAGAAAATTTGATGGTACTTTGCCTTTGCCAGATGGTTCAGTTTCAAGTCCCTCACTATTTTTTGATGACGATACAAACACAGGTATTTTCAGTTCTGCTGCTGATCATATAAATTTTTCATGTGGTGGCTCTGAAAGACTAGAACTAGCATCTGGCGGTGTAATATTTAATGAAGATGGTGCTGATGTAGATTTTAGAATTGAAGGCGATACAGATGTAAATTTATTTCAAGTTGATGCTGGTAATGATCGAGTAGGAATATCTACTGCAACCCCTCAGTGCTTGTTTGATGTAGCTGGAAAAGTAAAGACGGCTGGACTTGGTGTAAACATTGTTCCCATAGATGGTGTTCAAGTTCATGTTGAAGTTGCAAACCCAAGAATGATGTTGAAGAGTACAGGTACAAACGCAGCTAAATTCATGTTTGGAGATCAGAGTAATAATGACGCTGGCGTAATTGAATATGCACATGACTCTAATTCAATGATGTTTAGCACAGGCACTTTAGAGCGGGTTCGGATAGACTCGTCTGGTCAAATGATGATAGGTACAACAACTGCTAATGCTTTACTTGATGTAAATGGACAGGCGAGATTTGGTGGTAATAAGGTTACTCTCGACACTGACGGAAGTATGTCTGGAAAAATTACAAACTCAACAACAAGAGCATTTTTGCTAAGTAATACAGACGTAAATGCAGATTTCTTTGCTGGCCGTGTTTACCAAATAGAACCAACTGGAAAGGTACTTATTGGTGGTTCTGCTGGCACAAACCCAGCAAGTTATTCATCAGCCAATGTAATAATTAATCCTTCTGGAAGTTCCTATTTTAATGGAGGAGATGTAGGTATAGGCACAACAGGGCCAGAGTCAAAATTTGCTATTAAAGGATCATCTGGCGATGGTGATTTGTTTAGTATAAGCGATATTACAGTACCAACTTCAGGTAGTGAGTACGGTGTAGCCATGATTAAATCCAATGCTGCTGCATTTATGTTTAATGTTACTGGATATAATTCCAACTCAAAAGGAATAAGAATTTATAACAACGGAGGTAGCACAGGAAGAACATCTTTTGAAATTGTACACGCTGCTGGTCAGAGATTTCTAGTTGACGGGGTTGGTAATGTAGCTATAAATACTTCTTCAGCAACTGCTGGTGGCAATTCTTACAGAACAGTTATTTCAGATCAAATTGGATCAGGCGAACAATTATTGGGCTTGCAATATGAAGGTAATGTAACTTATGGAATAAATGCAGAGCAAAACAGCGATTTAACTATTAAAAAAGATGGAACTGAGCGTTTACGCATAAGTAGTGTGGGGCGTGTGATGATAAACACAACAACTATTGCAGATAGTAGTTCTGCTCAAATGGCTATTTTAGCTGCCCACCCCGTAACACCTATTGAAGTAAGACAAGATTCTGCACAGAATCATTTTGCGATAACTTTCAGAAATTCTAATGGACTTGTAGGTTCTTGTAGAACAAATGGAAGTGCTACTTTTTTTGATACAAGTTCAGATTATAGATTAAAAGAAAATGCTGTTGCAATATCAAATGGAATTACAAGATTAAAAACACTTAAACCATATAGATTTAATTTCAAAGCTGATCCAAGCACAACATTTGATGGCTTTTTTGCTCATGAAGTTTCAGCAACAGTTCCAGAAGCTATCAATGGAACAAAAGATGAAGTAGATAAAGATAATAACCCTGTTTATCAATCAATAGATCAAAGTAGACTTGTTCCTTTACTTGTAGCTGCTGTACAAGAGTTAATAACAAAAGTTGAAACTCTTGAAGCTGCTTAGTATAATTGGATAACTGAAATTAATTTTATGGCTACACCACAAGAACTTTATGACGAAACAAAAACTCGTCTTGATTTAAATATTGCAAAATTACAAATGTTAGAAAGAGAAATACAGGAAAAAGTAGCAGAAAAAAATAAACTTACACAACCAATAATTGAAGATCAAGGTGCATTAAAACAACTTGAAAAACTAAGTGATGTTGTTCAAGCTGTAGAATCAAAGTAAAATTAAACTAAACACTTATTATTATGGCCGTTACTTGGGGTATTGCTGCTTTAGATGCAACAAAAACTGTAGGAAGTTTATCTGATGTTGTTACAAGTGTTCACTGGACTGCAAGCGATTCTGAAACTGTAGGGAGTGGAGATTCTGCTGTAGTGCATACTGGTTCTGCTTATGGTTGTGTAGGTCTTGCCGAAGCAGATTCTAGTTCTTTCACTGCTTATGCAGACATTACAAAAGATAATGCTATAGCGTGGGCGAAAGCTGCTTTAGGTACTGACAAAGTAACAGAAATCGAAACAGGTATAGCTGAACAGATAACAGAATCTAAAACACCCACAATAACATCTGGTGTTCCGTGGTAATTTTTAAAATTTTACTTTTTCGTGCATTTGTTTAGTCATCATTCCACCAATTAGATATAATGGAGCAAGTCCTACCAGCAAAAACAGGCACATTAATGTAATGGGTGCTAATGCTTTGATAAATGCTTCTTTCCACATAAAAAAATGTTCCAAAAAATTTGTCAGATAGCCTCATTGTTGTCGCTTTTTCTTACCTTGTCAATGTTGGGCGGTTCATACTACGCTTACCGTTTTGTTACCAGTGAACAGTTCAAGGCTAGGGTTATGAATGAAGTGCTTAATAATGTGCAGGGAATGATGCCCAAAGTTTTGAATAATGCTTTGCCAGATATGACAGGGCCAACAGTTCCAGAGTATATAAAGCCTAAAAGTTGATGGAGATACCAGAAATAGGTATCAAACAAATTAGTATTCCAGAGGTTTATATTCCTGAGATATACAAGCCAGATCCTGTATTACCTGTAATAACAAATTTAGAAATAGATGTTGTAGGTTGTACTTATCAGCATAGAGATATAAAAAATACTGGTAATACACAACTTTTACTTGATGACCCAAACGGAGTGTTTCTTACTTGTGGTGAATCTTTGTTTCCTAGCTTTTACCCTATCGACTACAGACCAGATCAGTTGGTGATAACTGAAGATTTACCAATAACAAATGAAGCTCCACCAATGCCAGAGGCAGATATTCCAGAGACTAAAACATCAGAAAAGAAAAAAGAAGAATTAGTAATTCCAGAGTGTCC